TGTCTGTTGTGCGGTATCCCTGCGGAGCGCGTGGACTTCCTGGATCAGTTCCCGCAAAAGGCTGTCGCTTGCCCCGACCTGCCCCGCAGGCGTGATGTACTCCGGCCCCTTCTCGCCTACCAGAGCGATTTCCGGCCCGTTCAGCCCGACCCATCCGCCAGCAGCATGAGGCTGGATAGCGCCGGAACTCGCGGTATAGCGCCCCGTCGAAAGGGTGTCGCCCTTGGAGCCGAGAGCCTTGTCCACATCGGAACTCGCCTGCTTGAAGTGGTCAATGATCCACTTGATGCTGTCCACGATGCCCTTGATGACGGCGGCGACGATACGGAAGGCCGTCCCAATCGCCTCCGCCACGCCGACAAGGATCTTCTGGATAATTGGCCCCTGTTCCTTGAGCCACGCAAACAGCTCCTTGATGTACGGCCCGACCTGTTCAACAACCGCGTCGATGCTGGGCTTGAGCGCTTTCCACATCTCCCCGACCGTCTCAATGACCCATGACCCGATCTTCTGAACAGTGGTCAGGAATGCCTCAACACCGGCCTGGATCTCGGGAGTGTACTTCGTGACCAGCTCCATGCCCTTGGTCAGCGCGGGCATGATGGAGGACAGCAGTTCATTGGCAAGGGGCATGAGCGCCCCGCCGATGGCCTCCTGCAAGTTCCCAAAGGTCGTCTTGAACGCCGTTCTCTGCCCCTCCAGGGTCGTCAACCAGGCGTCGCCGGAACCCTTGACCTTCTGTTGGAGAGCCTCAATAGCCTCCATACCTTTGACAGCTTCACCATCCGGCCCCGCCTCAATGCCAAAGGTTTTCAGCGCCCTGGCTGACCCGTTGTACGCCTGATCCACCAAACCCGTGGCAGTCGCCAAGTCCACATTCTTGTTTCTGGCCACTTCCATGGCGACATTCGTGAGTTCCTGCGCCTTGGAGAGATCACCCGTCTTGATTGCCATGCGTTGCAAGGCCGCACTGATTTCGGAGTCATCAAACGACTTGGCGCTCTCCATCTTGTTGACCCACTCTACAGCGGCATCCTTGTTGGCATCTGTCATACCCTTGATGTTACCCAGGCTGGATCGTAGCAGCACTTCCCCTTGCTGTGCTTCGCCCGCTGCATTGATACAAGACTTACCGAAATCAGCCACGGCCTTGACCGCAGCCCCGGCAATCACCGTCTTGACGATGTTGCCAAACTTGTGGGTCGCCTGCTGGACGGAATCGAGGGCAGACACAGCCCCTTTCGGGTCTCCACGTATTTTCAGCACTAATTCACGGAGATCGATTTCTGCCTCCCACCACGTTTTGTCTTGTTGTGGCACGCCAAGCAGAGCGTGACTCCGTTGGCGACAACGAACCGCTCATCGGGATATTCAGCGAACTCATGAACATGATGCGCTTCAAGTGTGACTCGATGCCCCGTCCCGCTATGCGCCCCACAATCTTGACAGGTGTAGTTGTCCCGCTCGAATACCGCCGTGCGCCATGCTGCATATTCAGGGCTATTACGAATACGATGCTCATCGGCGGTAATACCGCCCTTCCAATTCCAATGCGAAGAACCAGCAAATAACCCTTTGTGCGCCATTGACATCTTCGCTTTGGTCTCAGCCGTCGCATGGCTGCCAACATGAATTGCTCTGACAGATTCCGGCATCGGAACCCCTTTGTGGGCAGCAGACAACCTCGCCCTTACTTCAACAGATACAACGTGAGTGTGCCCCGGCTTGCCCTTTAGCGCATCGGATATGTGTGCCTTAGTCTCAGCAGATAATGGACGATGACTCCCAACATTTGCCTGACGCAGAGCAAGGCGTACAGACTCCGGCATAATGTGACCCCTCTGAGCGGCAGCAATCTTCTCTCTTGTCTCCGCCGATCTATGGCGTCCAAGATTCGCAGCCAAGAGTTTCGCTTTATGTTCTGCTGTCATTGCCTTACCGCCCCCTTGCCTTCAACCGTCTGATGGATTCAGCCCTGATTGCTTCCGCTTGCTCTTTTTCAGCAACACTTCCTAGAACTGAAATGTCGAACATCCACTGCTCGAAGTCGATGTCTAGGAAGTCGTGGGGCCACTGTCCTGTGGTGAGATAGCGTTGCTTGAGGAGCTGTTCGACTTCTGAAGTGAGCCCGGTACGGCTGCCTGAAAAAAACCGCCTATCCACTCCTGCAAATAGGCCCAGTCCTTGGGATCCGAGATGTCGTCCAGCGTGAACCCCTCCGGAAATTGAGCCTCTACCAGCTTCAGGAGCTTGGCAAGGACTTCTGCAGGGTCGCTTATGGTAGAGGCAACGTCCATCATGGCCTTCACCTTCGGGGGCTGGATGGTGAGTACCAGCCCCGAAGGGAACGTCAGATCAATCGTCCTATGCCGATATTCGTCTACCGTCATTACAGGCTGATAGCAGCGGTCGTCTGGTTCTCGATGACCGTAAACAGGGTATCAGATGAGGCAATGGCCGTCGCCGTTACCTTGACCGTGGCAAACCCGTCCACAGGCGGCAGGATGTTGTCGATCTTCGTGATCTTGCACTTGGGGAACACGATGATGCAGTCCGCAGGCAGAGCTTCCGTCGCATCCAGCGTTCCGAGCCCCGTGATGTCCGTGGACTTGATGCCGAGAGCAAAGTAGGGAGCCACGTCCGTCACCTTGAAGTTGGTCGTCTGAACGAAATTCGGTGTGGTGGTTGCGCCAAGAGAAGGAGCGGTTGCCCCGGTGAGGAGAGCCAAATTGGTGGTCGAGAGGTTCAGCGTCCCGAAGGTGATCGTCGCCTTCTTCATTTTGGTGCTGAGCGCGATGACCTTACCCTCTCCCTCCCCCTCTGCCGATGACCATTCGACATCAGCGTTGATGTCCGTTGCTTCCGCCAAGTCAGTCTGCGTACCTCCTGCAACCTTGAAAGCGACGTCGGCAATCCGCGCAACGGCGATGTTCGTTTCAATGGAAGTAATAGCCACTACGAGCCTCCTAGCACGTCAAGCGTGCTGACGATGTGTGTCTTCCCGCTTTCAGGGATACAGCGGTGAGTTACCGTACTGTGGTAGGTGTCCGCTACCACCTTGATTGCCGCCTTGACTGCTACGATCTGCGTGGGGTCTTTCGCCCATGAGTCGATTTGGATGTTCCAACGGGCTAAAGCGTGGTCAACCGTACTTTCCCCCACCTCTGTCTCTTGCACCCCACAGCAAGGTTCCAATGAGGCCACAGGGGGCCAGCCGCGATAGACTCGTTTCCCGTAGACCGTGGCCTTCTTCAGTTCAACGATAACGGCATCAACCTTGTCGGTCGCCACTACTTCACCTCATTGTCGATGCGCTTCTTCACATAATCGGGCATAAGACGAAAACCAACCTCGGCAGCATTGGTCATAAAGAACAGCCCGGGCATGTAGCGTGTGCCAAATTCTTGATACACGGCGTAATCCACGTCCTTCAGCCCCTCTGCTGAGCCGCCCGCCGTGACCATGACAGTCTTTGCTTCCTTGTCGGCATGGGTAGAAATTGAGGAACGAAGGTTGCCGGTGTCTACCCGTGTCTCGTTCTTCTTGGCTTCCTGCTCGATTTTCAGTCCCGTATCCACGCAGCCCCGGTACACGGCGTTTGGGTACTCCTTCGCCATGCCTTCCAGAACTTTGTTCAGTTCTGCCATGCCCTCGATCTCCAGCTTGATCATGGCAATTTCAGAGACTTGTAGGGGTCAATCAACTGCTGGCACTCTCGCGGGAGCCTGGTATCGGGTACCTCATTCGGCTGCAACTGAGCCGTCAGGCGCAGGGCATAAGCAACATACAGCCTGATCGCCTGCTCTATCGGCTCAGGGAGCGTAGTCCATCCCGCGTTGTAGCTGAGGATGATGTGCGGCTCCAGCGTCCTGTAGGAGCGCAGTTCAATGTGGTGCGGGAAGATGTAGTAGTCCAGCCATGCGGTAAGCGTCACGTCGCTCGTTCCCGTTGTGGCGGTCAAATCCTCGCGGTACTTCACGACTAGACTTGTGGCGGGAAGGTCCGTGAAGGGTATCTGCGAGTAGCCGCACGACTGCTGCGTCACAGTATGGGAGGCAATCGAATACCCCAGTTCGTTGCTGATTGCCCCCACAGCGGAATCAGCAAGGGATTGCAGGAGGGTGTCACGGTCGGTCGTGTCCCCGAGACCCAAATACTGTTTCAATGTGGCAAGATCCACTATGACACCCCCTTATGCTCAGGTGTAGATGTAGCCGATGAAGACCTGGGTATGGTCGGCGTTCGATGCAGAGTTGGGGTCAGCGGTGTTCTTCTCGATCTCGTCCGCATCCACCGTGACCGTGGCGGGCGTTCCTTCCAGCGTCCCGTTGTGATACGTGGCATAGAGACACGCGGCAGCGGGAAGGCACAAGGGAAGGCCGTAGGCATCCGTCGTTCCGATCGTGACCGTAGGCGTATTGGCTGAGCTGCGGGCGG